GCCACCCCAGCCCAGTCCTTTACGCTTAAGAATCCACGGAACGTCCGGACGCTTGTGGCACTCCTTCAACTTCTCAGCGTACTCCATTGCCTGCCCACGCCAGAACTCTATGTTCACATCGCAGATAATCTGCGCACGGATGTCATAGCGCACCTCACGAGTGAGGGGAAGGTCAGTCACACGGATGTTAGCCTGCCCTCGCTCACGGATGCTCTGGCGTACTCTGACGGATGAATACGGTCCAGTGGGTGACTTTGCGTTAGGGTCGGCAAAGATACATTCCGGTACGCCCGTTACCAGCATGATGATGGGTCGCAGTACAGCAAATATTTCAAGGCTGGTCATCGAATCGGTCCACTATAACTTTGCAGTAGTTGCGCCACGGGCGATTATCCGTCTTAACGACTTTCCAGCGCTGGTCCAGAAAGAACCATTCGCCATCGAGTGTAATACGGTTCAGGTCACCATTGTTCACGTAGATGCGACGCGGGTCCAGAATGCGCTCGCCGCCGCGCTGGAGGAAGTCCAGCTCACGCTCACTCAGGGGCTGGATGTTAACCACATAACCGGTAACAGGTGCGTTGATTGCAGGCACCCACAGGCCATCAACGTATGCACCACCCTCAATGGGTGTGAAGGTCGCTGACACTGACCTGAACACCGCATCAATGTGCCCGGACATATTTAAGCTCATGACATACCCTCTTCAGGTTCCTGCGCTGTAATCTTCCACGTGATACTCGCACGCAGAGCGCCGGTGTCGATAAGGGGATTGGATGAACCTTTCTGTTCAATCGTGTAGGTGGCGTTTGGCGGCGTCTTAAGGTCGGTCATGTACTGCTGCACGCCACCTGCTGCAAACGCGCCGATATTATTCAGCGTTTCATCCAGTGTTGCACCGCGCTGTATCGCCTCAATCACTGCGTCTTTGATGTCCTGTTGCGCAGACTCCACGCCGGGGATGAGAAACGGGCGGGCAGGTACGGGGGCAGGGCGACCATCAAGCGTATTGTGAGGGTTACCGTAGTTGTTCAGCGCAGCAACCTGCGCCATTGGTACAGCCTGTGCACCCGGCTCAGAAGGCTGGTGCATTCCTGCATCTTCATGCACGCCCACCGTCACGAACTTGCCGCCCATAAACTGGCGTAAGTGTCGCTCAAGCTCAGCCTTTGCAATCTGGTAGTTTCTTACGGTTGCGCCCATTGGTGTACCTCCTGTGGATATATTACCACACGGTAATCATACCCCGCTACTCATGGTGAATGAACCACCGGGGTAAGGTCCGGGGTATCTCGTAAGTTACTGATACTACTAATACTACTACTACTTTACCCCAATACCCTTATAGAAATAAGTTAGTAGTAGAGGAATAGTTATATGTAGTATGTATATATACTTATAAGATTTACCAGAAAGGGAAGTGACTCACATCGGGGTATCGGGTAAGGTGCTGCTAAGTCATTGTGAAAGTTAAGGAAAATCGTACCCCGATACGGGTTAAAACATCGGGGTAAATAATGCTTGACGAGTCCGTCAGTGCGTATTATATTTAACTCATCAACTGACGGAGACACGAAAATGACACTGAATGAAAAAGTATGGTACTCGATTGGCTTCATCTGCACTGTGTTCTGGTGCGGTGTATCACTGGTGATGCTGCCATGAAAACGGTTGAGCAGATGCGTAAAGCGCACTGGAGTGGACTTAAAACACTGTGGCCGCGTACGTCAGTCGCATGTGAGGTTCGCTTCAACTGGGAAGGCTTCCACATCAATCGTAAGGCGCTGATGGTGGCGCAGGACGAAGCGCGTGATGCGGTTGAAACCGGTGAACAGAAATACTGGAACCGCGCAAACTATTTCCTGACCGCCGCGTACATGGGTGACGGTCGTAACGATAACTGGTGGAGTCAATTCTGATGGCTGTATTAATTCTTTGGGTTTGGTTGATTGCAGCGTGGTTTACCCACCTGTACACGTGTTTCACCGAGCAGGCGTGGGGCTTCCTGATTGGTGGCGCAATTTTCTTTCCTGTCGCATGGGTACATGGCACAGGTGTCTGGTTGGGAGTGTGGTAAATGAACGAACAATATGATTTTGAAGAGCATCTTGAGTATTACAAATCCCTTTACATGAGTGAAGGGTTCTCGGAAAGCGATGCGGAGGAGCTGTCTGTGCATCTGATGCAGTCGTGTGGGGTGAAAGTGGAGCCATATTATGAAAACTTTACCGGTCGTCGGAAGACAGTACACTGACCGCGACGGCTTCACGGTGCTGGTAATCAGCGTGGAGCCAACCGCAAGAGGTGCCGCGGTGTTCGGCAGAACAGAGCGCCGGGGTAAGAATGTAGGGTATAAGATTCAGGTGACTCACAAGGGCAGACCGCACAGTATGGGAATGCAGATATTCACACAGAGAGGGTTTAAGGAAGATGATACACCAGCAGTTTGAAGAATATTATCAAACCCTGATGTCGCTGGAGCTTGCGGTACATATGGCCGAGCGTGATTCACGTCCGGTCAACCGCACCATCCGTGATAGCTGGAGTGAGATGAGCAAACGCGTGTCGCATCCACAGAACCGGGCAATCTTTACCGGCATCTGTAAACAACAATTTCCACTTGGTGCACTGCGTATGCTACGCCGCCAGCTGGACAGCATTGGGAGCAAGTGATGAAGGTTAAGTTGACACGTGCGGGCGCACGACTGCCCACGTATGGTACAGCAGGAGCGGCCTGTTTTGACCTGTACGCGGTGATGGACTTCCCGGTTGAGGTTTACTCGGGTACATGCGTCACGGTCAACACGGGGCTGGCGTTTGAGATTCCTGAAGGGTTCGTCATGCTGGTTTACTCACGCAGCGGTCACGGGTTTAACAGTGACGTGCGCCTGAGCAACTGTGTGGGTGTTATCGACAGCGACTACCGTGGTGAACTTAAGGTTAAAGTGCGCCGGGATGGTAACGACTGGATTGACCCGTTCGTGATTAACCACGGCGACCGTATCGCGCAGGGTATGCTGATGCCGGTCCAGCAGGTTCAGTTTGAACAGGTTGATGAGTTGTCCGACACTCAACGCGGCGAAGGTGGTATGGGGAGTACAGGTAAATAATTATTGACGGACTCGTCAGCTAGTAGTATATTCAGTCACAGAGAGCGGCAACGGTGCTGCTTAAAAGTAAGGAACAACCCGTGAAAAAGTTAATCATTGCCGTATCAGTAGCACTCGCATCAGCTTCAGTATGCGCCACACAGTCAGAGATTGATGACCTTCGTGCAGGTCTGCACGCTGTGCACATGAACACGCTGACCAAATACAGCGAATCTTGGGGTCTTGAAGACCGTGCGAACATTGCAAAGTTGCAGGAAACCAAGCTCGATAAAACCGCTCAGACTGCAACTGATGCGAAACAAACCAGTGACCTGAAGGGTTATGCCGACAAGAAAGCTACCAGCGCTTACACAACGGCTGTGGCGCACACAGATGTGAAGGTTGCCCGTGCTGATGCAGACCGTAAGGCGGGCGATGATGCCCTTTCCCAGCGTATCACAGCGGGTGCAGCCATTCAGTCAGACCGTGATGCTGGTCAGGACACTCACATCAACGCCGTACAGAACGCGGCACAGATTGCCAATGAGAAAGCAGACGCCGGTGCTGTACGTGCTGACGGTATCGAGCAGCGTGCCACGGTGACGGATGACCGCTCAATTAACAATGCGGTACGTCTGGATGGTACGGAGGGTGCCATTCGTGAAGAGACACGTACACGTGCGTCACAGGTTGTACAGTTGTCAGCCGGAGTCACTCAGGCACAGTCCCGCGCTGATGAAGCATTCAGTAACGCGGCTGCTAATAAACAGTCAATCCGCAACACCAACGCACGTGTTGCAGAGCACAGTGCACAGCTGAGCAACCATGAACAACGCATTGGTGAACTGGAGCAGCAGACCAACCGTAACTTTGCGTCACTGGACAAGCGTATTGATAACGTGAAGAAGAGCGCTAATGCTGGTACAGCTGCTGCACTCAGCTCCGCATCAATTCCACAGGTTACTGAGTACCAGCGTTTTGCCGTGGGTGCAGGAGTGGGTGGTTATGAAGGTGAACAGGCTGTTGCGGTTGGTTTCTCATCACGCGTGTCAACCAACGTGGTGCTTAAAGCATCGGTGACGCGTGACACCAATCAGGGTACAGGCTGGAACGTCGGCACATCAATTGGCTGGTAAGGGGTAGTGATATGGAAAAGGGTAACAAGGTGCGTTATAAAGGTGGACTGATTACAGGACACATTGTGGATACACTGTGGTACGGTAAGTTTTACGTGGAGTGGGCAGACGGTTCGTTTACCATCGTATGCCGGAAAGATATCGAACGTGCAGAGTAACAGACTGGCCCGCCTTGAGCGGGCCTTGTTGTTTTAACTTACAGTTACGGTTGTGATTGTTGAGATAACCCGGTTGGTTGTTACCGTGTCATCGGCGTTTTCCAGCTTACCTTTAACGATAACGCGATACAGACCCGCGTCACCAGCTACCAGATTAGATTTTGTGTAAGTGGCAAGGTTGGAGTTTGCAATATCCACCCAAGTTGCACCAGAATCCGTTGACTTCTGCCACAGGTAGCGCGCTGCATACGTCGCAACAACTGAAAGTGAAAGCGAACCGCCCACGGCTGCGGCAGTGTTTGCCGCTGGCTGCGTAGTGATAATTGGCTGTGGTGCATAAGTTGCAACGTACAGTTCCTCACCATTAATCACCATCAGCTGAGTTTTAAATGGTTTTGTGAAGTCAGCAAGGTTCTGTAGTGGTGCTGCTTTGGAATGTGTCGTACTACGCGAAGTAATGCTAACTACATCATTTCGGAAGCCAATACCAGCCTTCCCGTTATGAGCAGACCACATACCATCAATAACACGGGTGTTTGTCGGTGTTGCTGTCGAACGGGCACCGCTCCACGTAAGCTGTGCCCAGCTTCCGCTTTCTTTTCTTGTGGTACCGCTACTGTAGGCGAACATCGCAAAGGTACCAGTGGTGGCTTTGAATTTCACCCACAGGGCGGGCACTACACCAACGAACGTGGTTATCTCAGCGCGGACATCCAGAATTCCAGCAGCACCTTCTGAGTGCCAACTGATACTGGCTTCGTTCGCGCTGGCCCTGCTAATCTTAATCCGCGTTAAACCGTTGGTTCGGTCAGATATTGCGTTAAGTGCCGTGGTGGTTACACCCTGACTACCAAACTCGTTACGACTCATGATTTCAATGTGAACGTGCGTACCGATATCAGGCAGCTGAATATTACCGATATTGATATATTCATCGGTTGTCGTATTGAGCGTTCCATTTAAACTACCGCTAAAGAAGCCTGCGCGCACGGGGCAATCGAAGTAAGCACCGTAGTTCTGGATTTCCACCTTACCCAATTCAAACCCGGAAACAAGTGGGGTGATATCGGAGCCGTCAGGATTCTTCAGGTAGCTACCCCAACCTGCATCCGTTGGTTTAGTGTCATAATCCATTGCAGCGCCAACGGGATTAGACCACTGGTTACGAATGGTGCGGCACTGCCACATCTGTGCAGGCTTACGGAAACCTTCGCAACTCACTGCATCTAAAATCCAGTGACCATTATTAATATCAAATGCTACGTCGCCGTGTTCAAACCACACGTTACGCATCAGACATTGAGTAGCACGCGGTGCCCATATTGCCGGAGCGCAAGGTTGCTGGAAGTTACAGTTGGTTATTTGAATGGCCGTTGAATGGTTCCATCCGCCCGGTTCACGGTTAGTCCAGCCCACCTGTAGAACAGGTCCGGCAGTGTTCCCGGTGTACATCTGGTCAAAAATACTATCCAGACTGTCGAAATAATAAATCGCATAACTACCGGTATTGCGTGCGCTGAAATGCGTGACGTAACCATACGTACCACCAGCACAGTAGTTAATCATAAAAGGTTGCTTGTTACTGGCCGTGTCATTAAACACGTTTGGCGATGCACCAATCAGACGGCCCGATGGCTCATCAAATTTGGTGGTTTGCTGACCATCCCACTCGATACCCTTAACGGTAAAGCGACGATGGTTGATTGAGAACACAGGCTTGTCACTCTTGTCAGAGATAATTCGGGTTAAAATCTGTGTACCATAGTCGCAATCAGCACCGCGTAAAAGGAAGTCGTTATAAGCATCATAACGAACGCCGTTCACGTCAGGATAGTAAGGGTACTGGTCGCTTGCCTGCGTCAGCGCGGTGCCGTAGATGTTCATGGTGCGTGGTGTGACATAGTGTGTACCGGCACCTAAACGCACGCCTAACTTACGTGCCCGGTCCTTAGTACGGTCCGATGCATATTTGCTGATTGTAAATTCATACATCGCCTGAATGGCAGGGCCGTCATCGCTTACGCCATCCCCCATCGCGCCAAAGTCAAACGCAATCAGTTCAGGAATCTCTTTCTCACGCACCCAGTGACCGGTTGGACCTTTAATCCTCACACCGCCATCATCAGTAACACCCGTAGCTGTTGTTTTACCAGTAAACCAGCCACCCCCAACAGGAGCCATTATCGATACCGCCGGAGCACGGTACTGCTTCACGAACACTCGTTCACCGTTGTAAGCGGGTACGCGTGCGCGTAAGTCGGCAATAGTTTCTACACCATCAACTTTAAAATTTACAACCTGCTTTGCCTGCGTTTGCGCTGCATCTGCAACAAGTGGAGTGACGATATTTCTTACTGTATTCTCGTCTACTTCAGCCTTTAAACCTTTTCCCGGATATGGCATCGATTAGCCCTTTCTGTAAATGCAAACTTTGGCATACTGAGCACCAGTAATACCCGTGAATTTAATCTGAATTTTTTCAGAAAGTCCGTTAATGGTGGGAGGTGTGTACACACTCACGCCGACATTAACATCTTTGGCGTTGACCGGTGAACCCTCTGCTTCAAATAACATTTGGTCAAAAGGGGAGCCGTATACGTTAACTATACCGGCTGTAGGCGTTACAGGTTTTTCGCTGGAGTCGAGAAACTGAAGATAAATGTCATACTGGTAAATATTACCGTCGGTTTCAGCTTCATAAACAACATCATTTTTTACAGGTAATAAAGTTTTAAACTCATGCCTGATATATGTCTTACTTGCCATGTGTGTTTTCTCTGATTAAATTTCCCTCATTTTATCATATGAGAATAGTCTGTAACCAGTGCCAATCTAAACAAGCCCGCTCAAGGCGGGCCTTTCCATATCAGTTACCAATGACCAACACTCACTACAAGGCAATGGCCCCCATCCCGGCTCGGCGGCGAAGTCTGAAGAATGCCTGACCGTATGCTGTGAAAGTAAGGAAGTCCGTACCGGCGTCGACCATCTGTGCGACACGGTACGTGATTGATTCATCACCCACCGATTTCTGAGACACGTTTAAACGTGCGTCACCACTTACACCACCCGCAATGCCGTCGGGGTAGAACGTGGTGAGCCAGCCTGCGGCGTAGAGAAACATACCACGCTGCTTCATGTTGTGACAGTCATTCTGGTAACTACCCCAGCCACCCCCGCCTGTCTCTGTGTCAGCTTCACACAGTGCGTACTGGATGAGGCTATCCGGGTATTTAATGGTGTCAGTAAAAGCGGCACCGAGAGGTGACATGCGAAAAGCTGCAATAACAAAAGCGTCGATAATCACGTATCACTCTCCCGGTGTGGTTACTTACTGCGGAGCCTTGGCTTCGTCGATTTTCTTCTGAAGCGTGTCAGCCTTCATACGCTTGTCGAACTCCAGACCCATCGACTGGGCTTCCTGACGCAGCTTGTTCAGACGTTCGTCTTCATCTTCGTCTTTACCCTTGACCGGCTCTTCGTAACCTTTAACAATCAGGTCACCCGAGTTAATCAGGTTCTGAACGAATTTACTTTTAACCACGTCGTTAGGGACTTCCACAAATGCGGAGTTGTCGCCGCCGGGAATAATTTCATAAGCAGCATTACCGTGGTTAATGGTGATTGAGCGAGCGGTACGTGGACCTGCTTTAACCTGTGCCATTTTACATTCCTCCTGTTAATAGTGTTGGTAATTGTACACCATGTGAAGAAATAAGAATAGTAGTTGACGAGTGCGTCAGGGTGGGGTAGGGTAATGGAACATTAACTGAGAGGAGTACGAGAAGATGAAAGGTAACCAGATTGCAGCGTTGAAAAGGTACATAAGAGCACACGTAGATAATCAAATTGAATTATCTTTTATAGGCGCTCAAAATCCTGATGACTTTGAACTGATTGAATATAATGCTGAAATGGCTGAAAAAGAGTTGATGAAGTATATCGAAACGTTGCGAGACATTAAAAAGCCCTCCGAAGAGGGCTGATTCATTAACCTTCGTTTACCACGTCGCGGTAAGCTGCTGACAGTGGGTAACGGAACTCTACGCCCGACACCTTGAACTCACAGGGTACTTCCAGACGCAGTGCGGTAGCCTGTGGAGGCAGTGCACGCCACGGAATAGGCATACGCATGGTCAGGTTGTCAGAGTTTTTCTCGTACGCAATCATACGAGGAACACCGCCAACACCGGCATCATTCAACCACAGCACAGCACGAATGTCGATTGGCTGACCGGTAACACCCGTGTAGGTGTTGTTACGGCGGAAGAATTCCAGCACGGTGGTATCTGTACCGGTATCCATACGCTTGTTGGCAGCAATCGCCCACAGGTTGGATGGTAGCAGCAGAGTGTTAGGTACGTGACGCTGTGCAGACTGATTCCACACTTTGGTCAGCAGACCATTCATATCCGCAACAATCTCAGCACCAGTAGCGGTGGTCCAGTCGATTGAGCTGTTATCCAGCGGCACGTTCGGGTGATTAAACAGACCGAACATGTTGCGCTGTGCATCACCGAAGAATGCCAGATTCTGAGAGAACTGACGTGCACCACGGAATGCCAGACGTGCTTTAGATGCATCCAGAGGAATACGCAGTGCGGCAGCTTTACGCAGTTCTTCCAGAGAGTAACCGTAGCTGTTACCGGCATAACCTACAGGAATATAAGAGATGCTGGCATCAATATCAACCTGTGGCAGGTCACGACCGTTTGCGGCAATGAATTTAGCCATTGTTGCACCATCGAATGACAGGTAAGCAACCTGGTCAATCCACTCCGGGTCAGAAGTATCCACGGGTACCAGCTGGTCAAAGATGATGTCTGCGTACAGAACTTCATAAATCTTTGACTCAAGGTTCGCGAACTGACTGATGTAGAAGCCCACACCGGCGTCAGCGGTTTGCATGTTGCGCAGATTGTCGTCGTACGTATACTCGAAACCAGTCTGGCTGTCTTTAACAGTTACAAGATTCATTATTAGCCCCCAACAACCAGAGAAACTTTAGCCAGTGCACCAGCCGCAGCAGTTGAAACAAATTTAGCATTAGGAATCAGGACATTACCTGTACCTGCTGCGTTAGAAAGCGTACCGTCTGCCACCACCACATAGACAGGGTCATCTTTGGCAACTGCACCGGCAGGACGTACCCAGATAATACCCATTGTGAATACAGTGGAATCGTAGTCCGGTACTGCACCGATTGCAGGCGTTGCCTGAGCGGTGGTATAGGCACGGGTCAGTTCGCGCATGGTGATACCGATGAACTCATTAGCAGTTGCGCCGGTAGCTGGCAGAACCATGCCGTCATCACCGTCGGTGAACACTGCGCGACCGAATGGAATAACGGTAGTACCTTTGTTCAGTTTGGAAACGGTGTTGTATGCTTCCATGTCGGCTTTCATGCCTTCAAAGGCATCACCGTAGTAACGCTGATAAGTAGTCTGTACAGGCATGATTATTTACTCCCCAAATAGGCGGTGGCCGTTTTACGTTTGAATTCTTCATAAGCTGAACCAGCCTGAGCAGGAACTTTAGCACCATCCTGTGCAAGTTGCTTATACTGTGAATCTTTGCTGTCTTTTTTCTTCTCTTCTTCATCTTCCTCTTCAGCAGCCATATCGAATGCGGCCTGAATATAGTCGGCAGATTTATCAGAGAAGTCACGCTTAGGCTTCGCAGCGGTCAGCGCGGCACGCATGATTTCAGTTGCATTCACGCTGTCGCAGGAGAACGAATCACCGGCCACTTTACGCGCTTTAGTTTGCACCTGTGCAACTTCTTCCACACGGGCTTTAATTGCTTCGTCGCTGGACGCTTTAACAGCAGTTTCCAGTTTACCGTTCAGGTCATCAACCTTGGCCTGTAAGCCATCGTTCGTAGCCTGCGCTTTAGCTGTGGG